GGATGCTCTCGCCCAGCCAGTGCACATTCCAGCCCGGATACCGCTTCTCGAGATCCTGGCAGGCCTGCAGGGCGCCGTCGGGCCAGCGGAGCCGCTCGGCGAGCAGAACCTTGTTCTGTGCACGGAGCGCACGGTCGGATGGCCATTTCGGGGCCGGAGGCGTCGGCATCACGACGATCACTCCTTCGCTGCGGTCGAAGGGCGGGACTCCGGGCCGGGGCCGCAGTGCCAGCCGACCCGGAGCGCCTAAGCCACGGACGGTACACGTGTGCACGGTACGTGTACATGGAGTCACCCGTTTTCACATACTGTGCATACGCGCCTCATACGTTCAGCTCATGCCGAAGGTGCAGCTCATGGGCGCGTGGGAGATCCGACAGCGCCTCGGCTATTCACGCGGATGGGTGGAAAGGCTGATCAGCCGCCGCGACTTTCCCGAGCCGTACGCGGTACTCCGCATGGGCAGCGTCTGGGACGCCGGGGACGTCGAGGCGTGGATCCGCGAGCACCGGCCGGAGCTGGACGAGCCCGACGAGGGCTGACCCCCGGACACGAAGAAAGCCGCCCTCCCGGAGGAGGGCGGCTTCTCTATGTGCTCCCGGCTGGCCGGGGTGATCGGGGTTACTGCATGAGGTGCTGCGGGGGAATCGGGTCGGAGCCGTTCACCGTCCCGGTGTTGCGGGCGAAGTAGACGCCGACCGCGGTCATGATGCCGAGGCCGACCGCGCCGCCGATCAGGCCGGCCCAGCCTTCCTGCGAGGTGGGCTTATCGCCGTTGATCAGCGCGGCCCAGACGGCGGATACGGCAGCACCAGCGCCGGCCACGACGGCTTTCTTGATGCGCGCGAGGTTCATGGTTCCTCCGAACATGCGTTCTAATGAGGGGATGGAGCGGGTCGACCTGACACGGCTGGACGGCACGACCCGGCATCAGACCTGGCGGTGTGGCTGGGTGTACGGGCCGTTCGTCACGCACGTCTGTGTGGGTGAGCTGGCCGATGGCAGGTGGTTCGCCGAGCGGTACGGCCGGGCAGCGTCGGTGCGGGACCTGCGCGAGGGTGCGTGCGTGTACGCGGGACCGGACGCCGAGCACTACGCGCGGGGCACGGCGCGGCGGTGGATGCGGACCGTCGGCGGGGAGTGGGTGGAGGCGCCAAGCCCGTGACCTGCGGCGTATGGTCCGTTCGGTCGGATCGGATCGCCCGATCAGGTGGCACATATTCAGGCGCTTGCACCTGAATTTTCAGGGTGTCACGCTGGTGGGGTCAGCGAGGGCAGCGGGTGGTGCCGGCCGGTAGCTGAACGGCGAAGCCGCTGGGCCGGCCCGACGGGGCGAACCGCAGGCGAGTGTGGGGGCTTGGATCCCCCCGGTGGGCCGCTACCGAGCGACGGCGGGAGTGCGGCGAGCAAGCGCGTGAGGGCCTGGCGGTCACCAACCGCCGGGCCCTGCGTGCGTTCACCGCTCCGGGCAGCCGAAGCTGACCCGTAGCTTGTGGATCTCCGCGGCCACCTTCTCGCCGAGCTCCGTCGTCGGCTTCGGCGGCCCCTCGTACGCCTCGTCGAGGTCGGACAGCAGGGCACACCAGCGCCGGTCGGACTCGACCCGGACCGCCGCGGCGCGCCGCTCGGCCTGCTTCTGCACGAAGGTCGTGTAGCCCACGCCCGCGAACGAGACCACCAGCACCGCCACGAACGCCAACGTGATCGCGTACCAGAACCGCACGTACGGCGTGCTCACGGCTCACCCTCCGCCGAGGAGGACGAACGCGAGGGCGATCCCGACCGCGGCGAGGACGACGACCGACCACGACCAGCGCCGCTCGAAGGCCGCAGCTGCCACACCCGGATGCCGCCCGCTATGCCCAGCAGGCCCATGCAGGTGGTGAGCAGCTGCCCGTTCACGTGCCCGCTGACGATCTGATACGTGATCCCGCCCAGGCCCACCAGCACGCAGCCCGCGTCCCGGACGTACCCAATCAGCTTCTCGGGGCTCACTCACGTCACGCGGCCGGCCGGTCGACCAGGATCCGCAGGGCGCCGATGATCGCATCCTGCAGCTCGGCCTCGGTGACGGCCGCCGGGAGCGGCAGCAGCGGGGCCAGCGCGGCGGCGAGCGCGGTCACATCGACCGTGGCCGGCTGGGCCACGGCGGTGCGGACGGCCTGTACGCCGGCGGCGATCGCCGTGACGTCGCTCTGCAGGGCCTGCAGGTTCTGCCAGGTGTAGGTGCGATCCGCGCCGGGGCTGCGCGGGTAGCTGGAGTTCAGCGCGGCGTCACCCACGGGGCTGTGCTGGCCGCCGCCGCTGGCCCACGCCGCGTTCGTGATCAGCGCGTCGAGCCGCGCTTCGATCCAGTCCTTGTCGTCGGCGGAGAGCGACACGAGATCCTCCAGGCGGTAGTCGAAGCTGGTGTTGTTGTCGGCGGCCTGGGTGAACTGGCCGGTGAAGTGGATGTGCTCGGTGTGCGCGGACGCGCCGGTGTATGTCTCGCCCGCCCAGCCGTTCGACGCCCGGTAGATCTTCCGGTTGTAGATGAGGTAGCGCAGGACGTTCGAGACGCCGGGCAGCGCGCGGATGTGGTCGACGACCTGCTGCGCGGTCACCCCGGGCGTGCGCAGGTCGGAGTCCATGTCCCAGGCTCGGACCTCGGGGGTCGAGTCCGGGTCGCCGTTCCACTCCGGCGTCGAGCCTGCGGTGTCGTCGGGGTTGTGGCTGCTCGTCTCGGCCTGGTGGGCGGCGTCGCCGATCGTGCCGTCGCTGGCCTTGTCCCGGCCAGGGAAGGCCGCGTTGACCTGGTTGCGCAGGTTCTGCAGGCCGAGGGTGAGGATCCAGCCCATGGGTCCTCCCTTCTAGACGGGGTAGACGATGCTGCCGGAGATGTAGTCGGACGCCGCCCACGTCCACGGGACAGTGGCCCCGACGATCCCGGAGTTGGTGACCATGCCGAGAAACGAACCACCGCCGGCGTCGAGGTAGCAGGTGCCGGCCGAGAAGGCGCCGCTCGAACTGTCGGCGAGTTGGATGGTCCCGACGGCCGGATGCAGGGAAGACCCGAACGGCGTCGCCCCGGTGACCGGCACGGAGACCTGGTAGTTACCGGTGCCCGCCGCGACACCGCTCGTCCCGAACTTGAAGAAGAAGGTATAGGCGATCGAGTCCGGGAAGTACGTGTAGAAGCCCGTCGCCGTGCTGCCGGTGCCCAGCGTCGGCGATGTGCCGGTCGACGTCAGCGTCGGCGTGATGGTGGACGAGCGGGACGAGCAGACGGGCTTCCAGGCGCCGAAGTCGAACTTCTGCACCTTGTGGGTGTCGGTCTCGTAGATGTGCATCCCTGTGGGCGGGCTCGACGGGCGCGTCCCCGACGTGCACGGCACGATCGTCTGCTGCAGCAGCGGGTTGAAGTAGGTGGACGCGCCCGGCACATCACCGGTGACCAACAGGGTGTACATCAGGCTCCCATCCCGTCGACGAAAGCGCGGACGTTGGCGACGACCTGCGCGCCGATCTGCCGCGCCGCCGCCTGCTCGTACTGTTCGTCGCCGGTGCGGCAGGCCCAGTGCACGTCCACGAACACGCACGCCCAGCCGGTCTGACCCGCCCGGGCTGCGGCCCGGGCGACCGGGTCGAGGCCCGGCCCGATCGCGAGCTTCGCGACCATGTCGCCGTGCTTGATCGGCCTGTGGCAGCCGGGGCACAGCTGGCCGATCGCCTGCGGATCGGGCGGGCCGGGGCTGTTCGCGTCGGGCGCGGCTGCGATGTAGCCCTCGATCTCGGTGATGTGGATCAGCTGGCCCATGCCGTCGACCCGGGCGAAGAGCACGTCGTCGTCGTCCGGGAGGTTCCCGAGGCCGCGGCGGATCGCGTAGCCCTGCGCGCGCGGGTCGCCGGGGTTGTCGCGCCAGGAGACGCCGTCGCCGAGCCGGTCGTACCAGTCGACGACGTCGGCCTGGTGCCCACCCAGCTCCGCGGCGTCGTGGCGTAGCCGAACCTTCTTGCCCGCGTACGGGCTGGGATCGCGCATGCAGCGGCCCGCCTCTCGGTCGTATGGTTCGGGGATGACGGATCGGGAGGCACTGCTGGCGCTGCTGGCACGCTTCGGGCTAAAGCCGTTTACCGGCACTGAGGCCGATGGCTGGTCGAACCTGGATGCGCCAAAGGCGAACCAGGTCATGCTGGTCGCGCATGTCGGCGGCGTAGAGGGCTACAGCGACTTCCACGCCAGGTTCGCCTTTGACGCCAATGGCAAGTTCGAGGACCTCGGCATCTGGGAGTAGGCGCCCCGTCAGTAAGCGATTGCGTTTTGGCCGACGCGGCCGAGGATCGGGTCGCCGACCGTGAAGAAGCTGTACCGGTCGGCGTCCTGCAGGACGAACGCCGAATCCCAGGCCGTGCCCTCCGACGACATCTCGATGCCCCGGATGAAACACGACTTCTCGATCGCCGAGCCGCCGCCTTTCGGCCGTCGCCGCACCGTGACCCGATCCGAGAACCGCGCCCCGAGCAGCAGCGGCCAGACCACCGCCTCGAGCGCCGGGTCCGGGCGGCGGAAGGAGATTTTCGAGAAGCGCCGGCGGGGCTGCGCGAACTGGTACAGCACCCATTGCGCCCACTGCAGCGCGATCGCGTCGGACTGCACGAGCAGGTCATCACGCGTGTGGGTTTTGCGCAGGTACCGGCCCGTCGACGCCGAATCCTCGACGTGCTGCAAGGTGCCGCCGACCGCGGTCGCGTCGACGGAGTTGACCAGCGTCTCGTCCGGTGTCGTCGTCGTCAGGTCGGCGTACGGCAGCTCACCCGAGATCAGGTAGCCCGCCGGGTCGTCACCGAACAGGGCCTGGCTCGTGGTCGCCCGCGAATCGGTGAGGACGAAGCGGCGGTTGCGGAAGACGACCCAGCCCTGCCGGTCCATGTACAGCGAGCCCTGCTCGGAGTCCTGCACGACCTGCATCTCTCCCAGCATGCCGCCGTCGAGCGTCGTCGCCTGCAACGTCGTGTCACCGGTTGAGATGTCCCGGTCCGTCGACGGCCAGCCGTAGACGTCGAGGATCCGGGTGATCCGCGCGCCCGAATCCTCACCGGCGCCGACCGCGCCGACCGCGGTACGGCTCTCGGCCTGGAACACCTTGAAAGCGTCCGTCGCGGTCAGCGTGCACGTCGACCAGAACGGGCCGTCGTAGTCGGTCTTCCAGTCGTCGGCGAGACCGTAGTACAGCGGGTAGTCGATACCCGCCCACGTGCCGACGATCCGCACCCGCACCATCGGCGTCAGCAGCGTCTGCCCCGCCACCACGTACGGGCCGGCCAGGTTGTCCGGGTCGAATCGCCGGTCGCCGTCGTTGAGGACGATCGAGCAGGTACCGGCGTCGTACCGCAGGGTCGGGTCGTCGCCGTTGGTCGCGCCGATCCGGAACGACCAGGAGCGCAGGTAGTCGGTGATCTCCGTCCACACCGTGTCCGGGCCGATCTGGTTGACCGTGCCCACCTGGCCGAGCGTCGGATGCCCGACGGTGAAGTACGAGCCGCTCGTTGGCGTGCTGAAGCCGACGTAGACCCGGATCGTGGGCAGGGGCATCTACAGCACCTTCTGCCCATTCACCCGAAGCTCGCCGCCGCCCTGCAGATACGCGCCGAGATAGTTGATGACCTCGGCGCCGATCTCACGCGGATGCGAGCCGACCGCAGCGTTGATCGTGAGGTTGACGTTGGTCACCCCGCCGCCGCTTCCGCCGCCCTGCCAGTTCGGGATGACCTTCTCCGTCTGGTAGTTCTCGCCGAAGGAGTAGGTGCGGCCGGATGCGCCGACACCGAAGATCGGCTCGGTTATGCTGCCGCCATGCTTCATCGCCCAGTGGTCGTGGGCGTTGCCGCCGGCGAAGTTGTGCTGGTTCTCGACGAGGGCCGAGTACTGGTGGCGGCGGCCGTTCTTGATGTTCAGGCTCTGCCACGGGGTGATCAGCTCACGGGTCGCCGCGAAGTAGTGCGCGTTGACCCACTCGGCGAGCGCTCTGCTCGGGGCGAAGTCCACCGCCCGGCCAACTGCGTGGTAACTGCGGTTACCGGTGATCGTGATCGCGCCCGGCCGGTAATCGGAGTAGATGCCGATGCCCGGGAAAGCAGCACGGACAACCCGCTCCATCCACTTGTAGCCCGGCCCGCTACCACCGCCCGGCATGGCCGGGATGATCGCGTTGAGCGCCTCCGCCTTCGACGGAATCCTTGTCATCGCGGCCGAAACGGGGAACGGCCACACCCGGCCCCCGGTGGCGTAGCCAGGCCACTTTCCGGTCTGGTTCATGTAGTCCAGGCCGCCCGGGTTGGCCGCTTCCAAGCTGCGGCGCGACGACTGCTGGATGACATGCTCGTCGCGGTGAACGACGCCTGCGGGTTCCCATTTCGAGCCCGGCCCGGTCCAGCCGCCCTCGGCGAACACGCCGCGGTCCTTCGCCGCCTTCGCGTCGCCGGCGAGCGCTCGGGCTGCTGACGTCGAGATCGAGACGCCTTTCCTCAGGGCGTTCTGCTCGATGTTCAACGCCCGCAGCTTGATCATCGCGGCTTCGTCGCCGGTGACCGACACGTTGGCCCGGTATGGCCCAGCGAAGTGATTGGCGGCCGTGTACGCCTTGTCGAGGTCTGTCTTCGCCTGCTTCGCGCCCGGGGCCGACGCGTCGGCCGCGTACTTCCCGGCGAACTTGTCGGCCGACGTCTTCGCGGTCTTGAACTGCTGCTCGACCTGGGCGATCTGACCCTTGGTCAGTCCGGCCGCCTTCAGGGTGGCCACGAACGCCGGGCTGAGTTTGCCGTTGAACGCGCTGCTGAGATTGCCGACCGCACCTTGCAACCCCAATGCCGCCTGGGCCAGATCGATGTCAGCGGCGCGCGCCTCGTCACTCTTACGACCGTGCGCCTTGACGGCGTCGGTGTAGGCCTTCTGCGCGTCTTTGAGCTTCTTCTGCGCGTCGATCAGCGCGAACATCGGGTCGGTTTCGGCCTTCAGGGTGGAGAACAGGGCGCCGAGCGCCTCCCGCTCACCCCGAGCCGCGCCGGCAACGGCATCGGCAGTTGACTTGTACTTCTCCTGGCCCGCCGCGCCGATAGCCAGCGCTGAGTTCAGGTCGCCGACTTTGCCGGTCGTGGATTTGCTGGCGTTTCCAGCGGTTTCGACGGCGGCGGCGTACTGGGGGAACTGCTTGCGGAACTCCTCCATCGACACCTTGCCGGTGGCGAGTTGGGAGGCGAGCGCCTGGAAGGCCTGGTTCGCGGCGGTGGCGTTGCCGCTGGACACCATCTGGGCCAGCGCCGCGTCGACAGATGCGATCCGCTCCCTCGTCTGGGTGAGCGAATCGTTGGCGCCCTTGAGACCTGGAACAATCGATTCCAGGCCACCCTGGATGTTACGGGCCCACGTGCTCTTCCCGCCGGTGTCGGCGACCAGGTCAAAGGTCTTCTTGAGGTCGCCCAGATTGTCGCCGAGCACGCGGGATGTCTCACCTGCGGTCTGTCCGGTCTGGGCGTACTTCTGCAGGCCGACGGCCAGCGCGTCGATCTGCGGATTCAGGTCTTTCTGGAAATGACCGATGACCTCGCCTGCGACCTGCAGGGCGGCGAACACGATACTCGCCTTGCCTGCGGCGCCGGCGAGTTTGCCCATGCTCGCCGAAGCGCGCTCGCCCACCGGCCCCATGGCTTCCAGTTCTGCCCGCACCTCAGCCGTCTGCTTGCGCAGCTTGACCCACCCGGCGCCCAGCACCAGGGCAGCACCACCGACGCCCGCCAGGACGGTGATGGTGCTGCCGACGAACGGCGGCAGCGACGCGAACGCGTTCACCAGTTCGTTGACCGACTTGACCAGGATGCGTATGCCGCCATTCGCGCCGGAACCGGACTGGATCGCGAGAGTCTCGATCGAGCCCTTCAGTCGCTCGAGATCGCCGGCCAGGTTGTCGGTCTGGATCTGGGCGGTCTTCGCTGCGTACCCGGCATCGTCGACGGCTGACCGCCACTTCTTCACGCCATCGGCGCCATCGGAGTACAAGACCGAGGCAGCGCGGATCGCGTCGTTGCCGAACAGCTGCCCGAGCGCCTGCTGCCGCTGCGCATCCGTCAGCCCCTTGAGCCGGGTCTGCAGCACCTGGGCGACACCCGAGATCCCGATGAACTTGCCCTGTGCGTCGTAGAACGAGATGCCGAGGTCGTTCATCAGGTCGCGGGTCTGCTTCGACGGGTTCGCGATCGCCAGCAGCATCGTCTTGAACGACGTCCCAGCGTCGGAGCCCAGCAGGCCCGCCGAAGCGAACTCCGCCAGCGCGCCAGTGGTGTCTTCGATGCTCAGCCCGAACTGCGAGGCGACGAGACCGCTCTGATTCAGCGCCGCGCCCATGTCGTGGACGGAGCCCTGGGCCTTGCCCGCGCCGGCGGCGAGTAGGTCGGCGATGTGCGGGATGTCCTTGCCGGACAGCTTGAACTGCGTCATGGCGCTGGCCGCGGTCTCGGCCGCTTCGCCGACGGACAGTTGCCCAGCCGCGGCGAGAGACAGCGCGCCCTTGAGCCCGCCGTTGAGCACGTCCGCCGTCGATACGCCCGCCTTGGACAGCTCGGTAATTGCGTCGGCGGCCTGCGTCGCCGAGTATTGCGTGTCCTTGCCCGCCTGCAGGGCGGCTGCACGGAGAGCGCCGAGATCCTTGACGGTGCCGCCCGAACCGAGGATCGCGGCGTGCACACCGGACATCGCCTTGTCGAAATCGGCGCTCATCTTCAGAGCCCCGACCGCCAGACCTGCCAGGCCTATACCGGCGATTCCCGCCGCGTCGGCAATCTTGTCGAGCTTGCCGCGCTGGGCCGCCTTGTCGAGCTTGCCCTGAAAGTCCTTCGTCGCCGCGCCGGCCCGGCCGAGCGCTGAGGTGTATTGGGAGATGTCAGCGGTGAGCTTCACTCCTACGGTGCGCAGCGCCACAACTCACCTCTCCCGGATCGTGGTGCCCCACAGGCGGGCGTTGGCGTTGCGGAGCGGCTTCTTGCCGTCGTCGGTCAGGCTGTTGACGGTCTCTTCGATCGCTCGGGTCGCCCGGCACATCGACTGGTCGACCGCGAACTGCGGACCCGTCGCCTCGTCGGAGGTGCACACATCGAGCGGCCGCCCGCATTTCGGGCACAGGCCCTCGCGGTAGATGACCAGGGCGATCAGCTCGGCCCGGTCCTGCTCGGTGTACAGGGGCTCCCGGGTCGTCACCGACCGGACGAGGCGGCCCCGCCGGTACTCGTACTCGGTGACCTCGGCCGGTTCACGCCCGTCGAGCCGCGACGGAGGGACGCCTTGCCGCTCGGCCACTTCTACTCGGCGGCGGAAGCCCGCATCAGCTCCGAGGCGTCTGACGAGAAAGGGATATCCACGTCACCCCGGTTGAGGTACCAGGCCGCGCCGGCCAGATCCTCGAACTGGTTCTCGGTGAGCGTGTCCATGAGCTGTAACCAGGTCTCGTCGTCGAGTTCTGGGTCAACGATGCAGAGGCGAGTCAGCGGCTCGAATCCGGTTTCGATGTTGAAGCCGTAGACCAGGTCTTCGCGCTTGGGCTCGTTCTTGTCGTCGAGCCGGATCGGGTACTCGGCCTTGAACGCGCGGAACTTCGGCGCCGGCAGAGCGCGGAGCCGGAACTCGGCGACGCTGCCCTGCATCTCGGCTTCGAGGGCCTGGATGCGTTCGGCGATCTCGGCGGTTCCGTTGCCTGCCAGGCTGTTGCCTGGCCGCTTCTTGGCCTTCTCGAGCTCGCGTTCGGCTGCCTGATGGTCGGCGACCAGGTCGCCGCGTAGGCAGATCTCGACGGTGCGCTCGGGCAGCTTCGCTCCGGCGAGCATCGCCTTGAAGTTCTTCAGGGTGGCCTTGCCGCTCATCGGTGCGTCACCACCGTCTCGACGATCGTCGGGCTCGCTCCCTGTGCATTGGTGCGGATGCGCCGGACAGTGATGCGGTCCGGTGTCACCTCGACCGAGTGCAGGTCGGGCGCGTCGAAGCCGAGCGCGTTCAGTAGGTCGCGCACCTGGTCGATGTCAAGGCTCGTCTCGCCGAGCACGGGGTCGTAATGCAGCGTCCAGCCGCATCCACAGGATCCAGTCGCCACGCCGGTCACCGCCCGCACGTCGGGCACTTGGCGTCCAGGTACTTCTGGACGATCAGCGGCGGCGGCACCTTCATCGGCTTGGTGATGGTGGTTTCTTCGAGCCGGTTCGCGCCGTAGCGGATGACGAGACCACCGACGCCGTCCTTAGGTGCAACGCGGACACGCACGCGGGTGGTGATCGTGTGCCCGCCGAGCGGCGTGCCATCGCCGTCTCGGTAGCTGCAATCCGGGCGCTCATCGGCTGGCACGAGCGCCGGGTCGATGCCGTTGTCACGCAGCCAGTCACAGATGGCGGTGCGGAGCTCAGGGTGGGCGTTGGGTTCTCCGTGACCGAGGGCGACGAATTCCCCGACATCGGCCTTGAGGGTCACTTTTACTTCACGACTTGCCACGTTCTCTCCTACCCGAACGTCCCGAACTGAGTGCCCGGCCGCCGGTTCGGGAGCGGCGGCCGGGCACGAAAAAACCGCCCCGAGAGGCGGCGTCTGGTTGGGTTGCGGATCAGGCGACGGCGGCGCGCAGCGACGGGCCGGTGCCGGCGGCACCCGCGGTGATCTTGATCGGCAGCTCGTACCGCTCGACCGAGTTGGGCTCCGGGTCCATGCGCGCGACCTCGGCGATCAGCGCCGGGTACACCTCGACCGCCTGGGCCGACGCCCAGGCGGTCGACTGGGTGACCGAGCGGCGGATCACCAGAAAGCCCGCGGTATCGCGAACCAGGGTGGTGAAGATCGTGTCGGTGCCCGACTGCTTCTTCAGCCGAAGTCGGCTGTTCGAGAACGAGCTCCGGCCGTTGACCACGGCGTTGAACGTCGAGGCCAGCGACGACACGTCCACATCGGCAGTGTCCGGCTGGAACCCGGACAGGCCGTCGGCGGTCAGCGTCGCCGTCAGGTCAATGCCCGCGTTCAGCTCGCTCGTGGTCGGGGCGTTCTGGTTGCTGATGCTGGTGACCCAGTACACCCTGGTCTTGCCATCAGCGGTGATGTCCGGCATCTACCTACTCCTTCTTGTCGCCGCTGGTGGCGGACTTGGCGGGCTTGGGCGCCGGCGTTTCCGCCGGGGCGGTCTCCTCGATGACCGGCCAGTGCGCCGTCGCGGCATTCACCGGATTCGGCGGCGCTCCGGGTGTCCAGCCGCGGCCGGTCCAGGCGTCGAGTTGCGCGGCTTCCCAGGCCATCCGGGCTGCGCCGAGGTCGGGGTTCTCGTTGCGCATCCAGACGAAGTCGTGCCGGTCCGGCGCGGTCGCCTCGGACCAGCCGTGTACGCGCTGCCAGCGGTCACGCTCGTCGAGGCCCTCGACCAGGGCCCGCGTGCCGTCGGCGTCGGCGATCCAGTAGCTCTGCTTGTCGGCCACGTCAGACCCTCTTCAGTTCGTAGGTGACACCGGTGAGTGCGCCGGAGAACGTCACGGTCGCCAGGCCGGTCGCCGGATTCACGGCGGAGTTCGGGATCAACGTCTCCCGCGTGCCGGTGGCCGGGGCTGCCAGCGTCGGCGGCGATCCCGCGTTGGCCGAGGGCGTCGTGCCGGGATCGAGGACGACCACGTTCGTCGCGGTGCCGGTCGTGATGACCCGCAGCAGCACGCCCGCCGGGCCGAAGCTCGACTGGGCGATCGTGTCCGAGGCGGATGGCGTGATGGCGGCAGGCGTGCTCAGTGCACCCGCGCTGACGGTTTGTGAAGCCTGGAGCGCCACGCGGCGCACCCCCTTATTGGACAGAAATCGGACAGGAAATCCGCCGAATGACCGACGGTGATCTCTTGCGTGCGCGCCGTACCCTGCGGGGCATGGCATCGACGAGCGCAGAATCCCGCTGGCGGCTATCCAGCGTCGGTAACCGAGTGATGTGGGCGGTCGTGGCCGCATTCCTGACCTGGCTCGTCTTCCACGGCGCGGTACTGCCCATCGCCGTAGGCCTGGTGGTCTTCGCGGTCCTGACTGCGGTCGTCGCTTCCCGGCGCTAGCTCGAGGTCGCGGTCCACCCGTAAAGGTCGACCTGGTCGAAGACCGCCACGCCTGGGATCTCTTCGTTGCGCTGCGGCGGCTGGCCCTCGATCCAGCGGACCGGGTTGCATGAATAGCCCGCCACCGTGAGCGTCTGGTCCAGCACCGCGGCCCGGACCCGGCCGGCCACCGCCCGCGCCGCCCGCGCGCCTTCCGGGTCAGCGCCGACGCAGTGCACGATGGCCCGGGCGTTGATGACCGTGCTGGTCAGCGTTAGTGACAGCCACTCGGGCGCGGTGAGCCCGTCCGGTGTCTCGATCGAGAAGTAGACGAGCGCGTACGGCGCAGTACCGCCGTCGTCGACCTTGCCGTCGTAGACGACCAGCGACGGTGAACCTGCAGCGGCACGGACCAGCGTCAGGAAAGCGTCGCAGTGGTCCTGGATCGGCCAGCTCACAGCCCGAGCGCCTTCACGGCCAGGTCTTCCATCGCCCGCTCGAACCGGGGCTGCTCGGCGTCGGCCGCCGGCCGCATGAACGGGATCGGCGGGTTGTTGACCGTGCCGTACTCGGCGATGTTGCCGAGCGCGCCCTGCCCCTTCGCATGGTTCGGGCCGATCTCCGCGGCCGGGCCCTTCAGGCTGCGGTACGTGTCGAAGTCGATCGACCAGGGCAGCTTCCGCAGACGCTGGTGCCCACGGATCCGCCGGGCAGCGTCCTTCTTGATGTTGATCGCGCCGACGAACACGACCTTCGCCGCGTCGGCGGGCGCCACCCGGGACGCCTTGTTGATCGCGTCGGCGAGGACGGTGATCTCGTGCGTGTCGAACTCGATGCCCATTAGCTCCCCGTCCTCTCGATGCACTGAACGCGCCGGGCGGAAGCCTCGGTCTTGTGCGCGAGGTCGTGGATGCGGAAAACGCGGCCGGGCAGGTCCGGATCCTGCGAGGTGACCATGGTGACCTCGTCGCCGACCTTGAAGCCTGCCGTTGACATAGGAAACTGGACTTCGAGCCGGAGCAGCAGCAAGTGATCCTCGCCGATGTCCTCGCGCTGCGCCTGCGCCTGCGCCTGCTGAACGCGGCAGACCCCGGCATAGAGCTGCGTGTAGGGCTGCGTCGGGTAGCCCGTCACCGGGTCCGTTACGCCGCCTGCGTTCGGGCGCCGGACGGTGCACGTGTCGGCCATGCCCGCCAAAGCGGCAGCCTGAGCGCGAGCGAGGACCGACGTGCGGGACATGTCAGACCGTGATCCGCAGGATGCCGTTCGCCGACCAGACGATCGTGAACGTCCCCGCCGTGACCGACTGCGAGCCGCCGAAGTAGTTGAAGCAGGCACCCTGCTTCGCCACGGTGCCGCCGGAGATCGTGTTGTCGTAGACGAGGCAGCCGAACACGCTCGCGAGGGTCACATTGCCGCCGCCGGCCAGGTCGGCCGCGTCGAACATGGCCACACCGGAGGACGGGGTCGTGAACGTCTTCGACGCCAGCGCCCGGCCACCGGAAACCCAGTTCGTCGCGTCGGTGACCTCGTTGGTGGTGGTCCACACACCGGTGTTGAAGCCGGTCGAACCGACCGCGGCGTCCTTGTCCGGGGTGATCGAGTTGTTGTGCAGCGACACGTTCACGGTGTCGGAGTCCAGGCCTGTCCAGCTGGTGCCGGACGACTGGAAGCAGGGACCGACCAGGAACTCCCGGAAGATCGCGCTCGCGCTCCACGCCATGGGTCAGCCCTTCAGTTCGGCGCGCAGTCGCGCGATTTCGGCCCGCCGGTCGTCCAGCGTCTGCTGCATTCCGGCGATCTTCTGCTCGATGACGTCGGCCGACTTCTCGGCCTCGGCCAGTCCGACCATGCGCTGAGCGCGCTGCAGGTCGGACTCTTCCTCCGGCGACAGCCCCGGACCGATCGACACCTGGGTCACGGTCAGCTCCTCAAGCTCAGCTGGGCGGTCGGGGCGAAGACCGCGGCGTCCGTACCGTCGTCCCGGGTCGTGACCACGGACATCACCGGGCGGCCGTTGCCGTCGGTCTGCACGAGCTCGCCGCGCACGTAGTCGCCTCGCTCGACGGCTTCGACCTTGCAGCGGGTTCCGGCCGGGACCATCGGCGCGGTTAGGCCGGCCAGGCCCCCGCAGGGGTGGAAGCGGGTGTGCGGCTGCTGCTCCTGGGTGACCTCGGTGAGATCGCAGTTCGGGCACTCCCAACGGCGCTCGGCCGCCAGCGCGAACACGCCCATCACGTCTCCTAGGGCCGCAGGGTGACGCCCGAGTACGGGCGGGTCGTGGTGCCGGTGAAAGGCCGCGGGATGAGCTTGCGGACACGCGCGTCGAACGCCTGCCCGGTCGCAGCGGCAACCCCGGCGAACGCCGAGCCGGGCGCGCCGATCGTCACCGTCGCGTCGTAGGCCACCGCCGTGGCGGCCGCGACCCCTGCGAATGTGGTGATGGTGATCGTCGCGTCGTGCGCCGTGCCCGCGCCGACCGCTTCAGTAGCCGAGGCGTTGGTCGACGCCGACGTGGACACCGTGGCGTCCAGCGCCGCGCCGGTCGCGGTCGCTTCCGCAGCGTTCACGCCGAGGGCTGCGACCGCGTCGAGCGCGGATCCGGCACCAACCGCCTCGGCCGCGTTCGCTGCGATGCCGACGGATGCCGAGTTCGCCGCGCCGGTCGCGGCCGCTTCTGTCGCGTTGGCCCCGATCGCGGCGGTGGCGTCGGCCGCCGATCCGGTGGCCGCGGCCACGTCGGCGGGGGCGTTCGTGGAACCGGAGGTGGAGACCGTGGCGTCGTAGGCGGTGCCGGTCGCGTCGGCCGAACCGGGTAGCGCGGCGATGGCCGCGACGGCATCGGGGGCTGACCCGGTCGCGGCCGCCTCGGCTGCGTTGGCCGCGACCGAGGCAACGGCGTCGAGCGCGGCGCCGGTCGCGGTGGCCGCTGCGGCGTTGACGCCGACGGCCGATACGGCGTCAAGAGCGGTTCCGGTGCCGGTTGCCTCGGCGGCGTTGACCCCGAGTGCTACGGATGCGTCGAGGGCGGAGCCCGTACCGGCCGCTTCAGTGGCTGGGGCGTTCGTGGATGAGGTCGAGGCGAGTTGCCGCTTGATGATCGGCCTGGCTGGAAAGCTGCGACCGAGACGTGCCATGGGTTACCGCCCCTCGGCCGCCGGTCCTACTCTTCCCAGATCACGTAGCAGATCGCATTGACCGCGGTGCCGAACGTCACCCGCACGCGCAGGAACTTCGACGCGGCGACCTCGGGTTCACGGCCGAGGGGGAACTGCTTCACGTACTGGTTCGTCGGGGCGATCAGCTGGTAGTCCAGCACCCGCGACGCGGTCGTCGTGCCCTCGGCGCTGGCGGTGTATCCGGTCGCCGAGGTGCCGAGTGTGACCAGGCTGGCGACGTCGTTCGGGGCGTTGTACTTCATCACCCCGGCCGCCACGTGCGCAGTCACCGTCGCCGCAACGTCCGTCTCGATCAGCTCGACCTTGCCGGGCGTTGCCGCGGCCGACCCGTCGAAGGAGATGCCCCACTCGACCACGCGCAGCTGCTCGGTCGACGGGGTGGCGATCTGCAGCAGGGTCTTGATCGCGGTTCCGGTCGTGACCGGGGTGATGGCCGCCGTGGTCGGCATCGCCGCGTTGTAGGCGACGTACGTCTTGGCCGGCATGGCGACTCCTCAGTAGATGCTGGCGCGGTTGACGGCCTGGCGAAGAATGAGCGGCCGCGGCGCTAAGAACGACGCACCGGCTGAGGCCTGGACCTCAATCGCGGCGGTCACGTAGGTCATGCCGGTCGGCGCGCTCAGCCCGTAGCTCTGACTGCTCGTGCCCGTGCTGCTCTGGTAGGCGTGGTAGTCGCACCCATTGCTGCCGACGTGGTCATCGCGGACGCCTTCATCGGTGGCCGATGCGAGATAGGCGCGGGTCGCTGGATCTATCGACTGGGCGTCACCCGCGCACCAGGAGATGATGCTCGTCCCAGCCGACGGGGTGATCGACCCGGACGCTGCGCCGGTGGAGGCCGACGTAGCCGTGACCGGCGTCGCGGCGAGCTGCGCCCCTGACCAGCGTTCGACGACCATCGAGCCGCGGAGGCTCACCGACGGGGTCGAGGAGACCGTCATCGACCCGGGCGAGCCGGAAATGACGGCGGTGTAGATCGCGGCCCATTGATTGAAGCCGCCAGGCGCGTTGGTGACCCGTGACGTGTAGGTCTGGCTCCCGCCGGTCGGGGCGCCCAGCGGCGAGCCGGTGTCCCACGTGACCAGCTTGATGACCAGCACCTCGCCGTTCGACGGCGTGAAGCTGGGCGTCACCAGGGCTGAGGTGCCCTGCGGGCTGATCTGGACGTAGTACGGGGTGGTGACCAGCGTCGGAGCCATCGGTCACCTCTCGCCGGGTCAGCCGGAGTAGTTGACGCCGGTGATCTGCTGGCCGTTGAAGAAGAAGTTGTTCGTCGAGGGGACGGTCTTCAGGTTGTGCGCGACCGCCCACAGCCCGTTCGTCGAATGACCGAGGTCGTTGATCGCGGCGCGCAGCAGGGTTACCTCGCCGGAGCTGTAGGTGAGGTTCGTCAGGAACGTGTCGTTCGGGATGATGTTGGTGTTGGCCAGCCACAACGACATCTTGTTGGCCTCGTTGAGCGCGTTCCACACCTGCTCCACCACCGCCGCGGCGCGCAGGTCGATGTCGTTCTTCGTGATGCCGCGTCCGACGGCCATGACGGGTCCCCGTTCAGGAGAAGGGCTCAGGCGGCGAGAGTGCCGCGGTACATGCGCGCGAGGTCCCGCGCCGAGGCGGTGAGCTGCAGGCCGCCGCCGGTCGTGGCGTACTTGACCGCGTAGTCGTCGATGGACTCCGCGACCACCGCGCCGACCGGGATGTCGTAGGCCTGCGCGGCGACGTCGAGCACCTCGGCCTTAACGTCATCGGAGGGTGTGGCGTAGCCGTGAGTCAGGTCGATCTCGACCTTGTCCGGCGGGATCGCGCAGGAGGTGCCGAACCCCTGAGCGCGCCACAACGTCCGTTTGATCAGCGTCCACCCGGTGACGGTGACCCCGTTGATCCGAACGGCCGTCACGGAGATGACTGGGCGGAAGGGGAGGTCGATCGACGGGCACGGCGTTCCGAGCGTGGTGTAGGTGGCCGTGGTCGGCTCGAACCAGGTGTCCGCCTCGCGGGAGAACAGCGCCGAGGCGAGGGTGAGCACCTGGTTGGCGCTGTAGGTGTCGACGTCCTTCTGCAGTTTTCCAGCCAGCTCGACGTCCGTCGCGTACTGAGCCACGGCAGCCTCCTAGCCCTTGAGAGCCCGGGCGACGCCCTCGGCGAGAGCCACGGTCGGCTTGTAGTACTGGTGGAACCGCGCCGGATCACCAACCCGGTAGGCGACCCCGGCAGGCTTGTCCGTCAGGAACTCGAACCGCGGCTGGTAGCCGACCGTTTCGCATGCCATCGCAGCCAACTCGGCCATCGACGTACCGATGCCGGTGCACAGGTTGACCGGATCCTCGGTGCCAGACTCGACGACCGCGAGCGCGCCGGCTACGACGTCGTCGATGTGGATCCAGTCCCTGGCCTGCCGGCCGTCGCCCCAGATCGTGAACGGGTCTTCCTTGCGCCGGGCCCGCTCAACCAGCGCCCGGAACGGGAAGTCCTCGGTCTGGTCCTCGCCGTAGCCGGAGAACGGCCGGACCACGGTGACCGGGAGACCCTTGCGTCGCGCGGCGGCGGCAAGGCGTTCGCCGGTGAGCTTCGTCCATCCGTAAGCAGCGTCAGGCTCCTCGGCATACTCGGGGTCGAGCATGTCCTCAGCAAGCGGCACGCCGGTCGGGACCTGGTAGATCGTCGGGTAGGCCGCCGAGCTGGACAGGTAGAGCACCCGGCCCTGACCGGTTCGGACCGCCCAGTCGAACATCGCGCTGTCGAGGTGAACGTTGCGGGCGAAGTGCTCGGCCTCGCCGTCGATCGCCGCCCGGTGCGGGGCTGAGGCGGCGGCGTGCACGACCAGGTCAAAGCGGCTGGCTTCCGTACGGAAAACGTCTAGAGCATCGATGCCACAGACGAAGTCATCCGGGCCGTAGGCGAGGTCACAGCTCGATACCTTCCACCCGCGCCGCCGCAGATCAGCCGTCATGTGCCGCCCGACGAAACCCGCCGAGCCGGTCACCAGGACCCTCATCGGCACGCCCAGATCTGGTAGGCGTAGACGCCGCCGCACGGCCGCAGGTCGACGGTCGCGTGGATGTCCGGCTGGAACCCGGCGTCCCGCAGCATCTTTTCCACAGCCTCGGCGTCCCAGCCCCAGACGTGCTCGGGATTCTCGTCGTTGTCCTCGCCGTCGGGCGTGGACAGGATCAGCCGGTTGGTCTTGGTGCGGATCTGTCGCAACACCGCGTCGGGGTCGTCGAGGTGCTCGATCGTCTCCGAACAGATGAACAGGTCGACCGGCTCGATCTCACCTAGGGTCTGCTCGATCGGGCCGGTGTGCTCGTAGCCGGGCGCGAAGTCGCCGAGGATCAGGCGGGCCCCGTGGGAGTCCTCGAGACGCCGGGCGATCAGGGCGTTGCCGCACGACAGGTCAGCCACCGTCCCGCCCTGAGGCAGCAGGTGGTGGGCCATCGCCGAGGTCACATCGACCCGGAACAGGTGGTCTTCCCACCGCCGGTGGTCGTGCGGCGTCGCGTACAGCTTCGCCAGTTCGTCGGCTGTCGGCATCGGGCGCAGCCGCTTACGCATCATCGCAGCGCCTGCACTTTCGCCAGGTCAGCCGCGAAGTGCTCGGTCACATACCGGCCGTACGCCTCCGCGTCCCGCTGGTACATCGACGGCTGGTTGACCCGAACGTGGCCCTCGTCCCAGTCGGCCTTACCGGCGACCGGGTGCATGTGCTCCACCACGACATCCGGCAGGTACCGCAGACAGCCGGCGGCCTCGCCGAGGTCCCGCCAGTAGTTGTCGACGTAGAGGTGGGTCAGCGGCGGCGGGGCCATGTGCCCGAGCGCGCGGACGATGTCGGAGGTCATGGCGACCTGGGTGGGTATGCGTTCACCCTGCAGCAGGTCGTTGCCGTAGACGATGCCGGTGCCGAGCTCGCGCAGGGCCTCGACGTAGAGCTGATCCCATTTCCGGGTACGCGGGCGGTGGTCGTCACCCATGAAACCGATGGCGTATGTCTCGTTGACGAACAGATTGGCGGCCACGTTCAGGGTCTTTACCATCGTCGACGGCGCCGGCGCCCAGTGCACCGTAGTCCACGGGTAAGAACTCAACGCCTCGGCGTAGGAGAACCGGGTGGGGTCATCGGCGTCGACGGCGAAAACTAGGCGGGCACTGGCGACCGTGTCGGTGAACGCCAGTGCGAGATCCCGGGCCGCGGCCGGGCGCCCACGCGACGGGACGATGACGACGAGGTCGGTCATGCCGGCGCTCCGGCGGTCTCCTGCTTCGCCATCGCCGCGAGTTCCTTCTGCGCGGTCCGGAAGGCGACCTGCCGCCAGTAGTCCTCCTCGCTCAGCCACAGATGCTTGAAGTGCGTCGTCGGGACGCCGGTGTGCACGTAGACCGGGATCTGCAACGCGCCCGCGCGCAGGCAGAACGACAGGTCCTCGCCGATCAGTTGGCCCGTGGTCGTGTTCGGGATCCGGTCGTACCAGGCCCCGGACTCCGGGTGATCGGCGATCTTCTCGAACACCGACCGGTGGATCAGGATGCACGCCGCGCCGGTACCGCCGACCCGGGTGACCGTGTTGATCGGGTAGTCCCAGCGGATTTGCCAGCCGTACTGGTCCTCGCCGTCGTCGCCCTTGACCTTCGCCCAGTCCATGACCGTCGGCGTCGCGGTGCACCGGTAGCCGCCGAGCCCGTCGGAGTCGTCCTCACGGTTCGAGAACGCCAGCGCCCCGACGATCGGCCGGTCCACCGGATCGGCCGCCTCGAACAGCCGGTCGACCGTGTCGGCGGCGAAGCCCATGTCGCAGTCGATCCACCACAGCCAGTCGGCCTTGCCCTCGTCGAGGAACGTCCGGACCGCCGTGTTGCGGGCCTGCACGAGACCGTCGGTGCCGTGCCGCATCGCGATGAACCCGCCCGCGGCGAGCCGCCGGTTGTTCTCCCGGTCGTAGCCGACCATCTCGACGATGCTGCGGTGCCACGAGTAGATGACCTGATCGCCGCACACGTATGCGGCGGTGACGGCCTGATCGCGGCCGGGAAGCTCAGCCACGGCGCACGTTCCGCCGCTCGCCCGGCGCCGCCGTGGCCTGCTCCACCGGCGCCGCCGTGGCCTGCTCCACCGGTGCGCCATAGCCCTCGGGCTCGGTGCTGAAGTTCAGCCCGTACCGGGCGTCGGTGGAGAACAGGCCCGGATGGGCGGCCACGATCGGGTCGGTGGCCGGCCAGTGCGAGCCCTTGTCGACTCGGAGCTGCCCGCCGCCGGGCGTGACCACCATCGTGGTTGTCGTTGCGTAGACGATGTCCATCTCAAACTCTCCCAGGTGTGCGGAAGCCCCCGAGAACCTGGGATCCCGGGGGCTTCCTGGCCTGCGGTGCGCTACCGCAGGTTGCGTGTCACTCGTAGCCGAGAGCCCGCAGGTCTTCGCGGGCGTTCTTCTCGGCGTCCTTGTCGTCGTTCATCTGCGCCGTCTGGATCTCGGCGAGCAGCTGGTGCACGGCCGGGTCGGAAGACTCGGCCGCCGGCGCGAGGTTTGCCCGCGGCGCGGCACCGGCCGCGGGCTTGTCGGCCGGCTTGCTGTCGGTGGTGGTGCTGGTCTTGCTGGTGGCGTCCGCCATCGGGCTTCCCTTCAGGTGCGGGAGATCGGTCGTAAGCACCGATACCCGCTCCTACGTGTTGACCAACAGCCGGAAGCCCAGGTCGTTCACGGAGTTGCCGCCGATCCGCGCGTACGCGAACCAGCCGCGCTGGCCGGTCGGCCGGTTGTTCGTGACGTCGAACAGCTGCGGGACCAGCTCGACGGACATGCCGCCGCGGCGGGCGATCACGTAGTTCGACCAGTCGCCGACGACCGCGAGCTCGGTGGTCGCCGAGGTGGAGGTGGTGACGTCGTTCATGTACGGCGACTCGTAGACGCCCTTGCCGAACAGGGTGTCCGCCCACTCGGCCGGCAGGTTGTCGGTGTACGCGTGGAACACGTTCGCGGTGCCGAGCTGCCGGATCGCGTTGTTCACGCCGACCGACATCATCCAGTTGGCGTTGCGGCGGAACTTCTGCGGCAGGGCCTTCCACACCGCGTACGGGTCGGCGGTGCCGAGCGCGCCCGAGGTGGTCACGCGGACGCGGACGTTGGTGTTCGCCGACAGCTGGGTGACGATGCCGTTCGGCTCGCCGGTGCCGGAGCCGCGGGTGAACTTGTCGACCAGCAGCTCGTCGTAGCCGGACGCGAGCAGGTTCTGCATCTCGTCGGCGAAGCCCGGGTAGTCCTGCCCGACCTCGATCGAGTACGGGATGAAGCCGCGGGCCATGTAGACCTGAACGGTCGGCTGCGCCAGCGTCGGGGAGTTGTCGGTGACCGCCACACCCTCGGACTGGAACGCCCAGGACACGCCGGCGGAGCTGACGCCCTTCCAGATGTTCGTGTTGACGTCGACCTGCTTGGCGAGGCTCAGGAACGGGTTCCCGGATCCCTGCGCGGTCAGGATGATCGACGGGTCGATGAACACCGGGATGCCGAACCCGCCGGCCGTGGTGGTGCCTTCGGACATGGCCCGGTACTCGTTGTAGGCGAGCACGGCGTTGCGCTCGTCGTCGGTGAGCATCGGGTGCGGTTCGGAGACCAGCTTCATCCATGCCGACCGGTAGTCCTCGTTCTCGGTGACGAGGATCCGGCGGGCGATGTCGGTGTTGCGGCGCACGGCCTTCTCGACCTGGTCGATCTGGTCGGTGGCCAGGTGCCGGGTGGAGTTGCGGTCGTCGAGGATCCGCAGCGCCCGGTCACGGGCCTCCGGCACGGTCAGCCGGCGGACGTCGGCGCCCGGGTCGTCGAGGCCGTAGCGGATGTTCGCCAGCGCCCGCTCCACGGCCTTCGGCTTGCGCCGGAAGATCTCCTGGATGTTGCGGTGCTCCTCGATCTTCGAGATCGCGAGGTCGCGGAGCTTCAGGCCGTAGTTGAAGGCCTTCTGCTCGTCGGGGGTCTTGTCGCGCAGCTCACCGTCGTCGTTCTGGTGGATCGAGCGCAGGTGCGCGTCGAGCACCTCCACGTACGCGGCCAGCTCGTCGGGGGTCTTGCCGCGCAGCTCGTCGGGAGTGCCGGCGTCGAGGTCCGCGGGGTCCTTGCCGCGCAGCTCCTCGAGGATGTCCGTCATCGGAGGATCCTTCGGATTCGAAGCGCCTCGGTGTCGAAGCGCTGACGGGATGAGAGGGCTGGCCCGCGGCCGTTGCCTGGCTCGGTACCGGGTTCACCGCGTCCCGCACCCTGTGCAGGCCCCCCGGTGAGGTCTTCGATGCCCGCGGCCGCCACACGCCGCAGGTCGGCGGCGAGTTCGCGGATCATGGCGCGGTGCTCGTCGGGGGTCAGCTGCGCCAGCAGCGACCGCACGCCGACGGACGTCGAGTCGTAGGCGGGGAACACGACCGGGCCGAGTTCGTACAGCGGGTCGACGCGCAGGATGGTGCGCTTCAGCGGCCCGCGCTCGCCCGGGTTCCACAGCAGCTGCTCGAGCTCGCCCGCGTTGACCTTCGCGCCGGCGGCGTCGGTCCACCGCTCCTCGGCGACGGCGAACCGGAACGACATGCCGGTGATCGCACGGCCTTCGATGGCCTGCCGGATCGGCTCCACCAGGTCGTTGTCGAACAGCCGCGCCTGTACGAACAGGCCCTGTTCGTCCTCGTTGAGCTGCTCGATCGACCCGATCGGCACCGAACCGGTGCGGGCGTCACGACCGTGGTCGAATTGCAGGACCGGCATCCGGGAGCGGAGCGTCCGCTTGAACGCGCCGGGGGCGATCTCCTCGTCGAACTCGCCCTCCCACGACTGGATCCGGGTCGGCGAGTTGAACACCGCGCCGTAGCCCTCGAGGGTCCGGCCGTCGCCGCCCGTGCCGGTGGAGCGGAACTCGGCGGCCCGCAGCAGAATCGGGGCCTTCTCGATCAGGGTGCTGGTCACGCTGACCCTCCTGTCGGGGCGGTGTTGGGTGGCGTGGAGCCAGGCGTCTGCAACTGGACGCTCACCAGCCCGGAGTGGACCAGGAGCTGCATGTTCTGGCCGATCACGGCGGCCTTGGCCGACTCGGGCGTGAACCCCTCGCGGACCAGCTGACCGATCGTGGTGGCGTTGATCTGCGCGATCTCGGCGGCGTCCTTGGCGTCCTCACGCAACAGCGGCACGTCGGTCGTGTCGAACCACAGCTCGGCGTCCGACGGCACCCGCAGAAGCGGCGCCAGCGCCGCAGAGACGTCCTGCAGCGTCGGATACACCCACGAGTCGGCGAAGATCCGTCGGGCCATGCCGAAGTTGCCCGCGTTCAGGCTGGACCCGGCCAGGCCCTCGGAGATCTGCAGCAGCGGCGCCGGGACCCGGCCGAGCATCGCGATGCGGGTTTCGCCCGCGCCCTGGGTGGCTTTGAAGTCGAGCTGCTTCAGGTCGGCGCCCACGACGGTCGCGTCGGCGCCGGCGGCCAGGTACAGCGTCCGGTAGGCGTTGGCGACGCCGGCGTGGTTGTTCTCCATCGCGTCGACGATCTCTTTGAACTGTTCTTTGGTCGCTGCGGTGATGCCCTTGACGACCATGTTCGGCGTCGCGCCGTTCTCGAAGAACCGCAGTTTGTGCTGGGTCGCGGCCCGGTCGCCCTGGATGTCCTGCAGCGCGGCGGTGACCCACGACTGGCCCATGCCGGGCCGTTCCGGGTCGGGCAGCGGCGACCAGTGCGCGATGTCCTGCGGCAGGATCGTCTGCGGCTTGGTTCGGCCGGAGCCGATGCCGCCGTTCTGGTAGACGTAGCCGATGATCTCGCCGTCGAGCGCGGTGGCGGCGTCCTCGGGCTCCTGGTCGGATCCGTAAACCACGGCCATCCAGTCCGGGCGCAGCACCCGCAGCCGAGACGGCTGGCGCAGCACGAACGCGTTGCCGGTCAGCCCGGAGTGCCACTCCATGAGCGCCAGCAACTCACCGGTCGTAGCGTTCGGCCACGGCTGCTCGAGCGCCGACAGCTCCGAGGTTCCGAAGATGCGCCGCGGGGTCCGGGACCCGGGCCGGTTGCGGAAGACGAACCGGGCCTGCGACAGGATCAGTGCCCGCACCATCTGCGCGGCGAACGCCGGCGGGCACGACCGCAGCGCGGCCGCGTAGCCGGGCAGGGTCGCGGCGACGGCCTGGACGCGCTGGCCTGCGAGGGTCTGGTTCAGGCCGAGCGGGTAGGTGTTGCCGTTGTAGTTGAACTGGGACGGGATCAGGTACTCACCGAGCCACTGATCCGTCGAGAAGCGGCTTTCGTCGCGACCGCGGGCAGCGGCGATCCTCTCGAGCAGGCCCACCGGTCACTCCGTTCGTTTCAGGGGCGATCGGCGGTGCGGGCCTCCTGCCAGCCCACCTTCACGGCCGCGCCGCACCAGGCGGCCACGAACCAGATGCCGGCCAGCGTTTTGAAGCTCAGCCAGCCGACCCCGAACAGCAGGGCGGCTATCACGGTCAGGACGGTGCGCCAGAAGTGCGTCTGGCGGGCCTCGATAGTGATCCGCTCCGTCAGGGCGTGGTCGAAGGACGTCACGGGTCTCCTATCGCCACGACGCGAAGAACGGCTGGACCTGCTCCGGCACGAGCGCGCCGTCCTCGATGGCCTGCCCGCGGGCGGCGTAGGCGAGCACCGCGGCGACCGAGGCGTCGATGAGTTGGCCGGTGCCGCGCTTGGCCATCTTCAGGTAGTACTGCGGGATGTCGGTGTCCTCGCCCGGCCGGGGCTTCTTCTTCGACCCCTTCACCAGGACCGCGTTCTTCGCGTGCCGGGTCAGCGCGTCACCGCCGTCGTTCTTGATGTCGCCGCCCGCGAACGCCGTGGTGAACCGCTCGATGGCCTTGTCCATGCGCTGCTCGACGTTCGTCGGGAACTCGACGATCTGCTTCGGCCACTGGCCGGCCCAGGTGTCGAGGTAGTCCTGCCACCGGTAGGGGTCGGCGAATAGCAGCGTCACCTCGTACGCGGCGAACGTCGCCTTCACGGTCTCGTCGACCTCGGCCGTCGGCACCCGCCACTGCAAGGCGTCCTTCGGCCGCTCCCAGGTGTGCAGCTCGAACAGCTTCCCGTCGGACATGCGGCAGGCGATCAGCGAGGTGGCGTCCCGGAACTTCGAGCCGTCGAATCCCAGCGCGATCTGCGTGCCCGGCGTCAGCGTCTCCGGCTCGGCCAGGGCATCCCAGCGGATCGGATCCACGAACACCGACTCGCCGACCACGATCTCGTTCAGGAAGAACCGGCGCCGGTCTGCCTCGAGGTGCCGCGGCGACCGGACCTCGTGCATGATCCGGCCCTTGAGATTCACCCAGCCGCCCCGCTCCCGGGCACTGTCGCCGTACTGACGCAGCAACTCCGCGTATAGGGCATCGTCGTCGGTCAGATCCTCGACGCGCCGCGGCTCGACCGTGTCGATCAGCACCCGGTCGTCGGGGTTGTCGTGGGTGACCTGTGCCTCGGAGCCTTCGGTCGGGTCCCACGCGTTCGTCAGCTCGAGCCAGCGACCGTCCATGCCGGCGACGTTCCGCTTCACCGCGCCGGCCACCTTGCGGTAGCCGCCCTGCAGCGTGAACAGGTGCGACTCGGTCATCGTCAGGAACGTCAGCGGCGCACCCAGCCGGGCCTTCGCCGACGTGGTGACCGGCTCGACCTTCCCGCCGCCGGGCAGCGTGCACCGGGTCAGGCCCACGTCCAGCCCGGACAGGTCGGCGAGCGGGCCCATCTGCCCCATGGCGACGAAGGGCCGCCACGTGTTGTCGGTCTGGTCCTCCGACGTGCCGAGACAGACGATCAGCGGCGTCGGGTACGGGGAGCCGACCGGCTCGCCGGCGGCGTTCCATCCGTCGAAGCGGGTCGGGCCGAGTGCCTCCGCCCAGATCATCGCCGCGCCGAACGGGTCCTTGCCCCACTTCTGCGACCGGCGCAGCTGGGCACCGGTGTAGCGCAGGGCGTCAGGGGCCGGCCAGGGCGCGGCGTACGGGTAGAGGCGGTAAAAGTGGACCAGGAAGCGCCACATCTCGTCGGTGAGCTTGTACGGCTGGCCCTGCAGGTAGCCGTCGGGGACGACGCAGTTCGCCTCGATCCACTCCCCGACGTCGAAGCCAAGGGTCGGCCACTCGCCATCCTCGGACGGGCCACGCCACGGCATCAGCCGACGGCCTTGATCCTCGCCCTCGCACCTTGCGAGGCGGACTCCTGGCGCTTCTCGGCCATCTCGTCGGGCGCGACGACCCACAGCAGCAGGCGCATGGCTCTCGGGGTCAGGCCGAGACGGTCCTCAAGCTGCCGGGCCTCGGACATCGCGTCCTTCTCGAGCAACTCGGCCGCCAGCACGCAGCGGGCGTAGCGGGCGACCACGCGGGTCCAGCCGAAGCGTTCCCACATCACCGCCTGCGGCGTGGCCCACAGCTCGGTCCAGATGTCGAACTCGGCGGCGGTCGGCGCGCCGTACAGCGGCCAGTCCGGCAGATCGCCCTTACGGCCCTCGGCAGGAAGCGTCACCACGCCACGCCCACGGGCGCCGCGCTGGGGGGCCATCTTGGGAGGATTCATGACGGAACACCTCCCACTATGACGAGCTTCGCGTAACTGCCGGAAGTTCACTAAGCGTGACGTAACTACCTTGCGTGATGCCAGATTTTGATTGCGCCGTCAATAAAAGTTGGGCAAGCGCCAAGACATCTTTCGCCA